TCTGTTGTAGTACAATTAAGTCCTTTAACTTAGTGCGAGTTACACGCTTAACTGTATCTATAGTTCCGTCACTGTATGTTATATCAAAGTTATTCATAGTTAATCTGTTGATTTTATTTTAACGGGCTTGTAATCTAATATATCATCTTCCATGTATTTGTTGAAGTTTTGTTTATCAAATACTTGTTTAGCAATATCTTTAGGTACGTAAGAAAAATTAATGTCTTTATCTGTGATGTGAGTAATTACAAATTCTATTTCTCTACCAAATTCATCATTAACTCCTGTGTTTGTAGCGGCGTGTAAATATTTATATTGTTTACCGTTATGCTCGATACTACCAACTTTAAAATTTTGAAAATTATTAAATGTTATTTTTTTCCATACTGATTTTAATTCTTTATCATTTGAATACCCTCTATAGTCGTGCATTTTATTCTTAGTTTGCACAACTGTATTATCTAAATTAATGTCATAGTAATCAGGTTTAGTACCGCTAAATGGATCTAGTTTAGTTACTGTTTGTTTAACTTCATTATTAACAGTTCTATTTGCAGTATAACTATTAACGTATTTACCTTTTCTAATAAACCCTTTAACTCTAACTTTATTTAATAGCAGACCTGCACCAATAAGACCTACTGTACCAAGTAAACCTGGAACTATATATTTTTTCTTACTATCTTGTTTGTTGAAATCTGCCATTAAATAAATCATTTAGTTACAACCAACTTGAATAGGTACATAATTCCATTCATAAGGGAAACAGACACCTGGAACATCATTAATGAAGAATGGTATTTCAATTGCATCTGCCTTCGGATCAAGTGTAGATCCCGTGTAACTAGGTGTTACGTTATCACATTTAAAGTGAATTACTTTATTAGCCTTCGTAATTAGTAATGCACTAACTTTATGTGCGCCAACTACGTTATCACTAATACCAGTTCCAGTAAATGTTTCAGTTGTAGTTAAACTAACTGTTTCATTTGCGGTAACGAGATTATTAGAGAACTTAACATTGAGAGATGCTCCAACTGCAAATGTATCATCTGTAGTTGCACTAAAACTCGCAATACTAACTTGAGTTAATTGAACTGAGAGATTATTACGTTGAACAGATGCTTTACTAGGAGCGTTAAGTGCAACACCATAACCTAGAAAACCAGTTGTAACTGCCGCATAGTTATTCTGAGTTACTTGATAACTCTTAACTACATCTAATGTGCCAGTCTTAGCATCAAATTGATTGCCAATTTTAAATTGCAGGATCTCTGGTTGCATATAGGAATAGACAACTCGCAGAACTGGCATACGTCCAGTAATGTAACTACCAGAACGAGTCATTTCACCCTGGTTATTTTGAGTTGTTTGAATCTTTTCTTCAATACCGTTATCAATTACAAATCCAGTTGGAGTAGGTAGATGTAATAATGCACCATCAGATAGACGAGTTAACTTTAAATTAGCAACGCCTTTAATAGTGTCGTATAATTTACCGATTGTCATAATTGTAGCCTTAACAAATAGTAGGTTGACCTTCTGTTACGTTGAAGGAGAAACGGAGGAAACTATAAATAGGAGTTCCTAACTCATTCATTAATGTTCTGTATTCGCAACGTTTAGAAGTTGGTTCTATAAATACAGTTATATCATGTAATGCAAAACTAAGTACCTCATTAATATTATAATCAACCCAATTTAAATAAGGTAATAATACCTCTAGATTAGGTAACACTAATGAATAGTGAACTTGAATAGAGCTAAGTCGTTTATTACTAACAGTGTATTGTGAACTAGTTCTAAATACTTTAATTAGTGGGAAGTCTTGCACAGGTACATTAAACGCATCATATAAACGATAGCTATTAATAATAGGTACAGTTAATCCTTCGTCATTAGCACGTCTATTAAGTTCACGTTTAAGATAGTTAGCTATATGTCCAGTTAAGTAATCTTCATTAATCATGGTTTCAGCAACACCTTAACTATAGACTTAATTAACTCTTCGTATTTAGTAGTAGGTCTAGATAACTTCGCTACGTTAGGAATACCTTGATTAACTCTAAGTTTAATTGGATAACTAACTTCATCTAATATAAGTGGCGCAATATCACGATCTCCAACTGTGTAATCTCTCATCGTTTTAAATTGATTACTTAACTCAGTTAACTTATCACTGTTTATCTTCACCAGTATATATCTCCTTTACCTGTTTCATTAATAAACTCAACATCACGAAGTGCTGCTAACTTAGGTCTAGTTGTAACGTACACTTCAAGTCGAGTTATAGTATCGTCATAACTACTTCTATTAACTTCACCTGTTAATCTAATTGGTTGAGGTTGTGCAACTCCAACATTAGTTGCTACTAGAGGCATACCGGGAATGTATATGTTATGACCAGTAGTTAACATCGCCAGTAGACTGTATGCGTGTAACTTAGTATCTGTACTAGTTCCCGCCACATCACCACCTAGTTGCGCCATTCCAGTTCCTATGAAGTGGATACGCAGTAACTCCGCTATTACTAGATCATCAACAATAGTAGTTAGTATTGAGTGATTATTGATTAGCGGTAACTCATATATCTGATTGAGTATTAAGTTAAGGAACTCCTCTTGTTGTTCGATAACTTCATCAACCAGAACATCATCAACTTCATTACTAGGTAGACTACTATATGGTGCAGATTGATATTGACTTGGTTTGATATTAAGTCGCGCCTTCAATTTGCGCCCGATTGATTCCTTATTGCAGTAGATAGGTGTATAGGTCATTTATTCACCTTTAGCTATTTTTCTAGCTGCTCTGAGGAAATTAAGTCGTCGAAGGTCATCTTTCGTGCGATTTACTAATTTGAGCCAACCACGAAGTTCACGACTTATATTAGTCCCAGTTGATGCTAACTTTTGACCTACTTTAACTGTATCTTTAGTTTCTTTGTAGTTGATTCCCTTTTTTTTCTTACGCTTAACTTTATCTCGACCGCGTTTGAAGTTAGCTGTTCTAATGACAGCACTCCTATTGATATCTGTCATTAGGAACATATTACACCTTAGTTATTTCAGTTGTCTCAATTAAGTCACGTTGTTTAACTACTTGCTTCTTAACTCTCTCTGGACGATTAGCAGTACCAGCATCTATTTCATCTACGTTAATCATTTGATATGGTTCTAATGTAATCTCAACTGTTTCAAGTGATTTAACATAAGCACCATTATCTCTAATGTCTTCTGGTAACTGACCATAGAGATAAGGTAAGTTAGCTGGATAGATGTTACCATTACGATCCATGTATTGTTGAATTAAAGTTACTTTAGTTGTTAAGTTCATGAGTTTTCTGGTGTATCACCAGCTTGAGTTAAGAATGTATTTAAATCAATTATATTACCAATAGTGCCAGCACTTAATAATGGAGTTGTACCACCACTAGAATAAGTAGTGGCACTACCTGGAAATACATATTGTTTAGGAATAACAGTTAATGTGTTATTGAGAATATTAAGTGGAATAACGATACGTTGAACGGTTTTAACTACTGTAGTTGTATCATCCTTAGTAATAGTTAAGTTAATATCAACAATAAATTCATTTGTACCTTGAGCAATAGCACCAGTAAATGATAATGCTTTAGATAATGTAGGATTTAGTTTCTCACGGTTGAATGAAGATGAGATAGACATAGTTGTTACGGTAATTGGTTAAGTTAATAATAACATTAAATTAATTCCTCAACATCACCAACTAAAATAGCCCCATATCCTGCCAACTCGGCAGGGCTTATCAATATTTGCTCTTGATAGCTAGGGTCTGGTTGAGTCCTTTGAAGTAACGCTATGATGGCATCAAAGTGAGCTTGGGTTAGTTTACCCCCACGTTTTAAAGTAGTTAAATTTCCAATAATCCAATCAGGTCTTTTTTGGACAATAGCATCTAATATCCTTAAATAGACTGGACTCTCAGCTATAGCTAATACTTCATTGTCAGCAACCACCGCAGATACTTCCTCTAAGGTAGTTGTCACAGATACTTGTCCTATTGGCACTGGATTATCTACTAATACTTTATCGTTGAGGTATGAAGTTAATTCCCTAGCAGATAGTTGAGGGAATTGTGCAATTTGAGAAAGCAGCCATTCTTGTTTTGTCATGGTTATGCAATTGCTGTATTGTAGGTATTAATAAGCGTAGTTATACGAGTATCCAGTAAGGCGAGGTTTAGGGATTCACCAATAGAGTAGAAAGCTAGGCGGGAGTCATCAAAGGCACTTGCTATACCACCGTCGTTGCTCTGATTCCCATCGCTACTAGCAAAGACAAATAAAGTCGGTGTTGAGGGCGCAGTCGATACTTGAGACGCAGTAACAGTTGAATTACTATTTCGTATGCTAATTGTACCCGAGTTAGCTCGGGACGTACCAATTAAACCATCTGCTCTATTTGCTGTATGCGCTACAGGTGCATTTGTCGATTGGCAGCGAACAGTTAGCAACCCTGAGTTAATAGACGTAGATGCAAACAATGCTTTTTCGTTGAAGCCGTTTATTTGCCTGCCTAGCGGTACTTTTACCGCTGCCGTAGTTGCACCAAAAGCTGTGCCATAGACACTTATGTGACAACTGTCCTGTGGGTCAGCATTGTTGTTCCGGTTGCTGTCCAGATATTTAGTAGTTCCGTCCCCAACCAACCCTGTCTTACGGTTGTAATCCCCGCTAACAAAATTAAAATTAGTTGGTGCAGTACCAGCAAGCGGAACTAAAGCACCAGCCAGCGTTCTAGCCCCTGCCAATATACATGATGCTTTAATTGCACTCCAGATGCCATCAGCTTTACAACCCACTACAAAGTTATTGATAGCTATTTTGACACCTTCTTCAAGTGGCGCACCATCAGTAGCTTCTACCGCAGTTATGTAGGTTTGTGCATCAGTGTCAAATCTCTTGCTCAATACCACCATTCTAGTAGAAGTTCTCATGGTGCAAAACTCCTAGCACGTATAGTCCCTGTTTCTGAGTTAGCAGCCGGGACAATTGCACCGTTAGTAACCAGATATCCCCACAAACTTGAACTGGTTAAAATAAACAATTGATTTAAGTCTCTAATAACGCCAACAACCTTACCCCCTCCTTTAGCTAAACTCATAGGTACATTGAAACCTACAGGGTCTAGAACAGGGTCAGAACCAATTGTCCAGATACTATTATCTGCAATATTTGTAGGTGCTGTAGGGTATAAGTGTACCGCAAAAGAAGTCATACCTGCTGGTACAGAAGATAGATTGAGAGATATTTCAAAATAGGAAAGAAAAATCCCTTTACCTGCTTCGCCTATATTTTGAAGTTGGAATAGACCGCCATAAACATCAAAGTTTGGTGCAGAAGCAGTATAAGTTGTGGTGTTAGCAGCGCGAGTAATTGTGGTTGAGGATGCGTAAGCTAATCCCGCAGGTGCAGCAGTCATGCTGACAGGTTGAATATTTTGGAAAAATGTACCTGTAACTGGAATAGATTTACCCCCTGTTACACCTTGTACTGCTACTGCTTTTGTTGCATCACTTCCTGGATTAGCTTGAACGGCTGTTTGATTAGTGGCACTAGCGTCACCACCAGATCCACCACTAATAGCAGTTACGAATTGTAGTAATGCTTCTACCTTCTCATCTTTAGTTAATTCAACGAAGGTCTTATTAACACCATTATCTGCTGCATAAACTTCATTGTATTTATCTATAAGTTGTTGCTTAGTTATTGTCATATTACTTAACTCGTTTGTTGTAACTACCAAATGATTCACGAATTTTAGGTGTTCTACTTGCTCCAAATGCTCGATTACTAAGTCCTTTAGGTTGAGATGGTTGAAGTGGTTTAACAGGTTGACGTGGTTTAAGTCTACTTAATAGTCCAAGTTGATTAGCTTTACGTGCAGCACCTCTAGTTGCATAGGTTTTAGTAACTCCAGTTCTATTATTACCAAGTGATCCAACTTTAGATCCTGCAACACCAGGAACACGTTTAGAAGCAGCTTTTCTAAGTAGATTAAATGATGGTAATTTAAATGCCATATTAATTAATGTAGTTTACTTAATTATAATTGGAAATGTTTAACTTGTAAGAAAAAAGGAGAATGTTATGTATTTTAACTATTTATCAGTTATAATGAGGTGACTTAGATAGTTAGTTAGTTTGTATCTAAGTCAAGTGTAGTTAATTAAGGATGAATTAGTCATGTCAGATAAAATTATTGTACAACCCTCTGTTATTAATGATGTTGAGTTTTACATTACTCCAGATGGACGGGATGCTGGAGTTAGTATTAGTGGATTGGCGCGATTATGTGGAGTTACACAACAAACAATGTCTCAAAGAATAGTAAACCCATTAGCTGATAATACTGGTGTTAGTACACAGCTAAAAATGCTAGAACCTTTACTGGGTAACGTTTTTAGTCCACAGCTAGAAGGAAATAAAGATGGTGGAACTTGTAAAATTATTACATCAACAGCAGCAACTTTAATTATCGAGTATTACGCATTTGAATCTAAAGCTGCTAATGTTACCGCACGCAACACTTATCGTAAGTTGGCACAATATGGTTTCGTTAATTGGGTTAAGGATTTAACTGGTGCTGTTATTAATGATGATAATAAAGCTATTCTTAATTCACTTAAGTTACTAAGCGATAAAGTAGATGAGTTAAGTAATATAACTACAGAATATAAACAACTTAGAAATGCCACAGTAACTAACTTTCCTAATCTTAATGTAATGTTAAATGAGTTAACTGTAACTACGGAACTAACAACTCATAATGGATATGTCATTTTAAGTGACTATATTAAGAGTAAGGGTTTTGTTGCAGATAAATCTACAATGCACAGATTCGCTAACTTAGTTGCTGATACTTATAAGACAACTACAGGTAATAATCCAACTAAAATTAACGTTAAGTTAGGTAAAGGTAGATATAGACCTAATACATCAGCTTATGAAGTTGAAATGATTCCTATGTTAGATATGTGTTTTCGTAAGTTAGTTAATAGTTAATAAATACCACTACTTCTCATAACTCGATTTAAATTAGGTGAGTAACTTGAGTACTGTTTACCTTGTTTATTAGCTGATCTTTTGCTGCGCGAAGTTGCCGCATATTGTTGTGGAGATAACTTATCTATTACTTTACTTGGTAGATAACGTTCTCCAGTTTTACTACTAGGTTCGCCAGATTTAGTAGCCCACCTTTCTGAACCCCATTTCACTAAGGACTTCTGCTCCTTATTTTTCTTACCTTTATAACTACCTCCAGATTGTTCATATTGTTTAACTAACATCTGACTCTTTCTAGCACTCCATTTACCAGATGCAGTACCACCTACATTACTATTCTTAATGCGTGACTTAATACGTTCTCTTAATGATGGTTTAGTGTAGTTGTTGTTCATCTTTTAATTAACCCAATTGGAAAATCAAATCTAGTAGACTTAGACTTCTTCAATTTCAATTTCATAACCTTTCCAGAGTTTATTTTTATTTGATCTAGTTTCATAAGTAAACTCATGTTGTTTAAT